CCATGCCGCACCGGATCCACGTCTCATGGTCCGAATCAGGATCGACGTGGGAGATCATCTCGGCGAGATCAGCGTGCGACACGTCCATTGTCGTGCCATTGCCGAGATCAGCGCGATGGCGCTCGGGCTTGCGCAGGAGATCAATAAGTGACTGCGGCGCAGGCTCAATGTCGTATGGCGAGCCGTAGGCGACTTCGTAGCGATTGCCCGATGCATGCATGGAACCGGGGCCGACAACATAGCCGGATGATTTGAAATCAATGCCGGGATAGTCGGAGTGATGCTGCATCAGGGCGAGGCCTTCGGCGAGCTGAAAATAGTAATGCCGCGACCCGCCACCGGACCCAGTGTTGACGACGAGTCCTGCTTTTTCAACAAGCGGGAAATCGTTCTTGAGCCGTTCGTATGATTGCACGCCGCCATTGCGGGCATCGACATCGATCACAAGCAGCCCGCGAATCAGGATGCCATAGCCGGTGTCGAGCTGACCCGACAGCTCCTTGGTTTCGACCTGCTCGTCGTCCCACTCGGGCGTATGCTGCCAGTTCGACACGAGCGGGTGCTTGTAGGCTGCTTTGCAGTCCTTGTTTCCGCATGCGCAATTGCCGCGCTTGTCCACACCATACAGGCCGAAGAAACGAAATCCGGCCTCCCGAAACTCGCGATAAAGCATCACTTGCCCCCAGCCAGATAATCAGCAAGCTTTTCCAGCGTTTCGATGGCTGGGGTTTTATTGTTTCCGTTAGCAATTGATCGAACCGTATTCTCATGCAGCCGCACGTTCTTAGCGACCTTTGAGAGGTTGCGATCAGCCAGCCCCGCAACGACATATTCGCGCAGCCGTTCATAGGCCTCGCGCAATTCCACTGTTTGTTTTGGCATTTTTCAAACCTACTAGGGGCAACATTTAGGATGTTGACAGTGCCACATGATTCGGCATACCGTCAACCCGTTAAGAGAAGGAGAAATGCCAATGAGCATTCTTTCAACGGTCAGCAAACCCGCTGACCGCCCTGTGATCGTCACGATCTGTGGCGATAGCGGCTTGGGTAAAACCACCCTTGCCTGCACGTTCCCCCAGCCCATCGTCATCCGTGCCGAAGACGGCCTGCAGGCAATTCCTGCTGATCGTCGCCCGGATGCGTTCCCAGTTCTGACTGGGCCAGATGCGTTGTGGGAGCAATTGAAAGCCCTCATCCACGAAGAGCATGAGTACAAGACCTTGATCGTTGATTCGGTCACGGCACTGGAGCGCATGTTCTCTACCTATGTGGTTGAGACTGACCCGAAGAAGCCCAAGGGCATCCAGCAAGCTCTCGGGGGATACGGCGCGGGCCGCGATGCAATCGCAGCCATGCATGCTCGTCTGCGTAAGGCTGCGGGAATTCTCGCAGACAAGCGTGGCATGAACACAGTGTTCGTTGCCCACGCCGACACCAGCCGCATCGAGCCGCCGGATGACGACGCTTACATGCGCTACACGCTGCGACTTCATGAGAAGAGCATGCCGGCCTACGTCGATGACGTAGACGTCGTGGGCTTCCTGAAGCTGGAGACCTTCACGACAGGTGAAGGCGAGCGCAAGAAAGCAATCTCTGATGGCACGCGCGTGTTGATCACGCATGCGACCGCAGCGAACGTCAGCAAAAACCGTTTCGGCATCACTGAACCGATCAATGTCGAAATCGGCGTCAATCCCCTTACTGCTTACATTGGAGCTTTGAAATGAGTGACTTCTGGAATTTTGAACAATCCACGACTGGCGAATTCGAAATGGGCGGCGGTGATATCCAGCCGATCCCTGCTGATACGTCATGCCTCGCGTCTGTTGATGAAGCGAAGTGGGATGAGAAAGACGGCGCGCGTTATATTTCGTTGCGCTGGAATATTCTGCAGCCTACGGAGTACAAGAACCGCAAGGTGTACCAAAAGCTGTGGGTTGCTGATGCAGATCCTTTGGCAAAGGACGCAGAAAAGAAGCGTGAAAAAGCAAAGCGTATGCTGGCTGCAATTGATCTGAATGCTGGCGGCAAGCTTCGCGCAGCTGGTGTTGAGCCGACTGATGAATCTCTTGGCAAAGCGTTGGTAGACAAGCCAATGGTGATCAAGGTCATGCAGTGGAAGGATAGAGAAACCAATATGCCGAAGGGCAATTGGATCGGCGCTGTGTCTGCCAAAAAAGGCGCGGCGCCTGCACCAGTTGCCAAGCCAGCCGTGACGGAGGACGCGCCGTTTTAAGAAGTTGCGGGCTGGGGTTTTTGACGAGACTGGCCAGCCCGCCACGCACCTGAGCAAGTGTTGAAACTGCTCGCCTAATTAACCGGAGACCAGACCAATGACTGAAGAAGAACTCCAACACATGAAGCAAATGGTGCATGATCTGTGCGGCGTCACGCTTCGCCTTCAGATTGACATGCAGAGCAAAACCAGTTTGCGCGACAAGTTCGCGATGGCGGCGTTGACGGGATTGCTGGGTGTATACCGCGACGGGATGGCAGAAGCTTTTGCCATACAGGCATACAAACACGCAGATGCAATGCTTGCCGCGAGGGACGAGAAACATGATTAATCTTGAGGAAATAGATCGTGATCCATGGTCCACCTATCCTGTAGACAAGAAAGATTTGCACGAGATCAACGATCTGGTGACGAAGCTCATCAAGCGCGTCTCCGCTTTGGAAGGCGCTCTGCTTTTCTACGCCGAGGAAGCACACTGGGAGAAGCACCCCTTTGAACCATCGCGCATCGACATGGACAATGGTCGCACGGCACGTCTCGCACTGAACGGGGGCAAAGAATGACCAGCGAAGACAAAACCTACCACACCAAAGATGGACATAAGATAGATGATTTTGGTGTTTGGTTTGACGGCGGCTTCTGGGGGAAAATTGTGCCGAATCCAGATGAGAAAAGCCCACCGATCTTCACGGCTTGGCATCTTGATGGAACATGCCGCGCATTCCAGCGCCTTGAATGGGAACTGGTTGAGGAGGCGCGCAAATGACCAGCAAAGAAATGTGGGTCCGCTGCGGCGACTGTGAGCATAGATGGATTGCTGTGCATCTGCCCATGACGATTGAAAAGGTCGCGGCAATCATGAAACGGCTGATCTGTCCGAAATGCGCGAAGGCTGGCAAGATTTATATGTGCGAGGGCGTGTGATGGCTGACGCGATCAAAGAGGCGGTCCAAGACATTAAATTTTATTTGGACCGCATCGAGGAGCTGACTGAGCGCAACAAGGAACTGGAAGCGGCGCTGCGGAAGATTGCAGAAGAGGGTAGCAAAGCTCTTGTATCAACATGGGACACACCTGCTGAAAGTGTACGTCAAGACTTTGCACATCTTTGGGCTCGTCTAGCCATTTGTGTTGATGACGCTGAAGAGGCGCTAGGGGAGGAGAAAGATGACTGAAGAGCAGGACGACCTCACCCTCGTTTACATGTGGGCATTTAAGCAGGGCGAGAAAAGCGCGGAGAAGCGCGTTGAGGAACTGGAAGCTGCTCTGATTCTGATCACACAAACAGCGCCATTCGGCGAGCCGCAAGAGATCGCCCGCAAGGTATTAAGGAGAACGAATAATGGAACAGCGCAGTAAGGAATGGTTCAAGGCCCGCGAAGGCCGCATCACAGGGTCCAGCGTTGGCGCGATTTTGGGCTATTCGCCGTTCATGTCGCCAGACGATGTCATGCGCCGCATGGTGCGCGAATATCACGGCGCGGAATCAGAATTCAAAGGCAATGCAGCAACGGAGTGGGGCACATTGAACGAGCCCGGCGCTTGCGTTGAGTATGAAATGGAAACAGGCAGCACTGTCGAGCTGTGCGGTTTCTACAAATATGAGCACTGGCTGGGCGCTTCGCCTGACGGCCTGATCGGCAGCAATGGCTTGGTTGAATTCAAGTGCCCCTACAGCATGCGCAAGGGCGAGGGCCGCTTCAAGACGGCGCTGGAACAACTTCACTATTATGCGCAGATGCAGGTCCAGATGTTCATTACGG